CCCGATTTTGTAACCAATTCTAATTACATTTATGATCACCCAGTAATTATGAAGACTAAACAATTAACTCATAAAAAATTTAATCCTTTATTGAACACTCTTTATAATTTAAACATATTTGAATTGTCATATAGAAATATGTTAATAGCAAAAGAATTAATACATTTAGGGTCTTTTGTTTCAAGAGAAGGTAATTATTACATATTTTCTACAGGTATAAAAAATATCTTTTGTTGTGTAGCAGGTCAATCATTAAAAAGAATGACAGATCCTGGAGTGGTTTTTTGTTTTTTTGGTTATTTACAAAATAAAGCTGATTTATTTTCAGAAGTTTTTGGGAAAGTAGATTATGTGAGCTCTGGTGATGGGAATTTAACTTATTTTATCAGTTCTTGGAGAAGAATAAAGAAAACTAGATTAGCTTTTATGGCAGACACATTTTTCTCAACCTTGAGTTCAGGGATAATAGATTTGAGTAGAAGATCTGAAAAAATTAATCAGGCAGTTATAAGAGAAATGTACACAACACGAGTTATATGTGGGTTAAATAGTTCACAAAAGAATGCAGAAATCTTATTAGATTTTAAATATTTAGCATTTGGAGCTTTATCAAAATTCTCAGATTTATTAAGTCTAATTCCAGATAAATTTGGGCCTCCTTATCCAAATCATTTAAGTGTTTGGTTAGTTAATCAATTCCTAAAATTTTTAAAGCAAATATCTTTACTTAAAGAGAAAAAGATACCGTTTATACAATTAAATATACCTGTTTTCGATGATTTATCTAGAGAAGTTTCTTCAGCTGGAGGTTTAATTGCCTTGCCAGCTATATGGACTGATGACTTGACCTTGTCTTCTTTTGATGAATTTTTATCATCTACACATATTTATACACATACTATTAAAGAACCAGCTAGTATACATCATGAAAGTATAAAAAGTATGAATACTATATTAAAATTTAAAAAGCTTTATGAAAAAATGACCATTAAGGAAAGGCAAGGTTATTCAGATAAAGATTCTTTAAATAAATTGTTAAATAGAAAAGAGATGGGTTTTTCTTCAACATTTTTAGATGTTGCATCAAGAGATTTTTTCTTGGAAAATCGTATTGATTTTGTTCAAATATTAGCTCAAAAAGAATTTACGAAACCAATTGCTCATTATACTAGTACAAAAGCAAGTATACAAAGTTGGGACAGACCAGATGATAAAAATGATAGAATGAAAGTACATGATGCATTAATATTAGATGGTAACATAGCAAAAATGAATTTAATAGAATTATCTATTTTTATGTTATCTAATCCATATTATAAACCATTAGTAGATATGTGTATTAAAGAACAATATGGGGCAAAACGAGAATTTTATGTATTAGATATTTATTCAAAATTTTTATGCAAAATGGTAGAAGAATTTTTCAAAAAGATAGCTCAAAACATTGATTCAGAATGTATTTCAGTACCAGGAGATTTAAAATTGTTAAAAATTCAAAAAAATGTCAATAAAACTATAAGGCATGCTCATCAATACAAAAATAATGTGTATTATATTAATGGAGATTGTTCAAAGTGGTCGGCATCGGAACTATTAGAATCTTTTCTAGTAATAATACAAGCTATGAAAGATAAATTACCAGATTATTTTTATAATCTGTTAATTGATATTATTAGTCTTTGGAAGCAAAAGTTCTTAAAAATACCTGAATCAATAATAACTAAAAGCACTTTATTTAGTGAATTTAATGACTACACTTTTTCAGAAGATGGTAAAAATAGAGTGCATAAATTAACTCTAGAACAAAATTTCTTAATGGGTTTATTTAATTATTTCTCCTCTATAAAAGCTTCAATAGTATATCAAAAAATTAAAACAATAATACAAGATAAATTTAAAGATACACTTTTTCTACATTTAGAACATAGTGATGATTATCTATTTATGATCTCAACTAAACCAAGTAATATCAAACTAATTAAAAGTCTTATAAATAAATTAATGAGATTAGGTAGTATAACAGATTCTACTAAGAAAACAACTGTATCAACTTGGTATTGTGAATTTGTGTCTTTATATTCTTTTAATGGAAAAATGTGTTATCCAATTATTAAAAAGACAAAAGAAGTTTCAAGTGCATTAACAGGAGATGGATTTCAAGCAGATTGTGGATCTATTGTTTCTAGAACTTCAGAGGTTTTAAGAGTAGGTTGTACAATGGAAGAATGTTTAATATTTCATAAAATACAAAACTGGATGTTAGCAAAATTGTATTCTTTATTACCACATGAAAGAAATTTTGATGAAAACAGAAGATTGTTTAGTAAACCTTGTGAAGCTTTCGGGTTAAGTGAATGTCATCCTATTTTATATTTTACAAATGCTGGAGATCCAAATAATTATCGGTTATTTAAATATGATGAAAAAGCTCTAGAAATATTACAAACATTAAATTTAAATGCTTTTGAAGAATTTAATGTAGATGAGCAATATGAATCTGTTTTAGGATTTAAAAAACCTTTGTATTTCTATCCAAGCAAAGGTAAGAAATTACAAAAAATTATGAAATTATTAAACATAAAAATCCAAGATTCAAAAGATTTTATAGAAAGATATCCTGTTTTTCAATTTTACAAACCTAATTCTCC